CCATCCTCAGTGCAAACTCCGTCAAGAGGAACGGACTTGTTAGAGGGAGACTCATAGGGAACTCCGTCATTGTCCGTGTCGGTAGCGGAAATGCGACCTGCGATAATGGTGGACATATGGAACACCAGGTCACCGACCTTTCCGCAAGGCCAGCAGACGATTTCGGAACTGTTGTAACTTCCACTGTTCTTGGCGGTGACCGCTGCGGTTGCGGTAGCGGACTTGATGTCCACAAGAGCAATGCCCTTAAACATACCGTTGATGGAGTCAGCCTTTGCAGACATTGCAGCAGCTACATCCGCCTCGTTGGAGAAGCCGGGTGCCAGGATCAGGTCAGGGACAATTCCAAACATTGTCAGACACAGCTCAATTTTCTCCACTGCGGCGGCCACATCGGTTTTGGTTGCGCCCTTAGCCAAGGGCAGCAGAATGACAGGCTGGCAGCCAAACAGCTTGAACTGAGAGTAGATAAACTCGCTCAGCGTGTAATCGCTCCAGCTGTCGTCATAGCCGACAGCCTCAACCGCAGCGTCATAGGTGGTCGCCAGCACCGGAGTACCGGCAGTGGCAGTGCCAGTCAACGGAGCGGTGCCGATCACAAAGGGGATGCCGCTGGTTGCCTCGGTGGGTGCAGAAACGCTGGTAGCGTTCTGCGTGACGTAAACGCCATGATTAGCCATGTGAATTCCTCCTTACTTTCTCCGGGCGATTGCCTTGTAAGCTTTGTACAGGTCTGTGCCCGGGGTTTTAACAGATTCTCTTGCTTTGTCCAGGTCGCCACCGTCAACGATCAGCTGTTCAACTTCGGGATGCTTACTGGTGGCAAGCTTAACAAAGTCGTTCTCCATTACTTCGGCTTTCGTTCCGTTGTAGATGGTGTGCTGCTGGATCACGCCGACGATGGTAGGACCGACATAAGCGCAGAAGCCAGAACCTTGATCGGTTCTGACCTCCTCAGTAGTGGCCTTTTCGGCCGTATTCTTTTTTGTAGCCATTTGATTACTCCTCGTAGTTCAGAGCGATTTCGCCAGAAAGTTCCGATCCCCAGTTAATTTCACGGCGGATCACGGGCATTCTCCAGGTCGTAACCATCTCACCTGCGTAATAGGGAGCGGTATCGTCCGGGTAGTTCAGGGTTTCCAGCTTTTGAGTCAGATCCAGAACGAACATATCGCCGATGACCTGTTTTCGTAGAAGCGCAATCCGTAGCCGCTCCATGAGATTGATCAGGTACAACGATCCTTCCTGCTCATCATCGCAGTACACGCAGAAGATTGAGCGCACCGTGCAGGAGGAATACGGCTCTTCTCCTGGGTTCTGTCCATCCTGGCTGGTAATGATTTGATGGATGATGTAGGGCGCTTTCTTCGTGGCAGCAGTGCTGTCGGAGAGACGCATTTTATACACGGTTGCAGTCCTGCGCTCCGGTTCTTCTCCGCTCTTTTGGGCTTTCACAGGCAGGAGCAGGTCTTTCACCGCATCTTCCGTGAACGTTTTCAAGTCGTCCAACAGGACATTCTTGTTCATGCTCTATCACCACCCATTCAGAAGCCGAAGCATTTCGTGTTCCATCCGCTCGCTGAAAGTTTCGTCGATGACCTCTGACATCTCCTCGATGATCTCTTCATTCTTCATGAGAGAGCCGGCAGACGGACCAAACAGCTGTTTAACAGGGAACCGGCTTGTGCCTGTTCGCTCGTAGATGTTGGTTTTTCCATACATACTTGCGACAAAGGCGTGAGGGAATGTTCCTCCGCCTCCTTTTTTAACAGACACAGAAATGCCACCGGTTTTTGAAATCCTTGTCGTGTACTCCAGCAAGTCAATCACGCTCCCTGCGTAGCTCAGCGACAGAGAGGCGATCCCGCCGGAGCCGCCAGACACCTTCGTTTTTTGCGTAACATGGGACATAAATTGCGACTTGGACAGCGTATATCGTGCAGCCACGAACTGACCTGATTTGGTGTTCGCTTTCTGGCCAGCACGCTTCAAGGCGTTGTATCCAGCCTTGACGGCACCACCTGGAATCCCGGCAAGAACCTTGTTCAGTCGATCAAGTCGCTGAGAACCAACCTCTTCAACTGTGATGTAACTCATTCGTCCACAGCCTCCAATTCGATTCTCAGCATTCCAAGCTCACAGCAGGATTGAGCGATGTAGAACTCTCTGAAATATCCGTCAGCTTCGGAAATCTTGATCCGCATCCCACGTTCTGGGGTCTGTCCTCCAAGATCATCATACGAGACATGGAGGACAGAAGTAACCAAGTAAAGTCCTTGTGCATGGTCGGAGCTGGATGCGTTTCTGTCTTTCTCTTTCAGTCCTGACGTTACAACAGGGACATTTTCATAGGTCACTCCGTCGTAGATAATCGTCCGAGATTCACCGTACTGGTCAAGGTTCAGGAAAACGTCTTTCACATCTCGCTGTACCATGTCCATAAAGCTGCTCATACGATCACATCCCCGATTGTGGTCAAGTCAGGCGCACGCTCAGCTTCAATCGCCTCGATCAAAGCCTGCTTGCTTCTGAGGTTCCCTGTTTTAATTCCCATGTCGGATGCCAAGGATTTCAGCTGAGTATATGTCATGTCCTCTAACACGGCCTCTTCCTCGGGTGCCTCAGCGCCCTCAGAGCCGTTTTTATCTTCCGGCGTGTAGTTTGTGGTGGAAGAGGTGCAAGAGGCCTCTACGGAAGCCTGCTCGTCTGGTGCGACCATTTCAACGGCCTTGTTCGCATATTGTGCGACTCCAATGGACACTAACCGTGCTTCTTCGTCCGGAGAGAGGGAAATTGGCCCGTCTTTTCGACTGAGGAGCTTGGGGCTGTAAACCCCGCTCGTAATGATAATCATGCTGTGCTCCTTTCTCGATTTATCAGCCCAGTGCGTTCTTCAGAACGCTCCAAGGAGATGCGTTGTTGGGAACCATCAGAGGACGGCAGGTCACAGACACCTGCTTGGTGTCGTGCTTCTCGTCCACAATATACTTAGGCACACGGGTAGATGCGTATGTGTGATACTCCCGATCAGGCTCGACCTGGGACACAGCACCATACAGACCACGACCTGCGCCGGGTGCAGTGACGATAGCAGAGCCGGAGGGAATGTAGTCAGAGCTGGCTCCATCTTCGCTCTCATACTGACCGTCAGAGATCAGGATGTTGAGCTTTCTGCCGCCGAATACGAAAGCACCCAGGTTGGTGACATAGGGAGTCAGCTCGGTGGGAGCGATGTTGCCCAGATCAGCACGGCGGTTGTCCAGCATCCGCAGAATCCAGCTGTCGCTCAGAAGAAAGTCGCCCACATCCTGTGCGACAATCAGATCAGTAGCGGGCAGGCCTCTCTTGGTCAGCATCTTTGCCATTGCTCTGATATCCTCGTAAAAAGAGCCAACACCGGCATCGGTAGAATGAGTCCATGCACCGGCGTGAGTATACTGTGCTGGATTGTCGGCACCATCATAGAAATGAGCCTCCACGACTTCGGAAACGCCCTCCTTATCGGTTCGGTGCTCCAGGGTAATGCCGTTGTCAAGCATGGTCTTGCATGCCATATACTCCTCAGTGCGGGAGATTCTTGCAGACAGCTCGTGCAGATCCTCCAGTAGCATAGCCTTGGAACGATCCTCCGGGGTCTTGTCGCTCATCAAGCTTTCGCCAAAACCACGGTTCTTCAGGTCATCCAGCGTCAGGGTGCGAGACACGCTGATATTTGCGGGATTCAGCTCATAGGTGGAGTAGCCAGAGCGACCAACAGGCACAGGGCCGATGCGAGGCACGACAAAGGGAGCCATCTTCTGGTCACCGGACTTGTAATCGGCGATTACCTTGGCGGTGCCGAAAATGTCCATGTTCTGGTTGGTAGGGAAATAACGGTTCTTGAAGAACGTATGCTCAGGCGGCATTTCGACCAGCGCAGAGAGCATATAATAAGTGCTGTAAATGTCCATTATGTAACCTCCTTAATCCACCATGTCGGTCAGGAAGATGCCACCGTTACGCAGGGCCTCTTCGTCATCGGTAGTCATGGTGTAGCCAGTGGCGCAGATCAGAGCCTTGCGGTTGAAGTGGCCGGTTTTATAAACAATGGCCGTGGTGGCTGCATTGGTGGAATCCACATCCTCAGCCACAATGCAGTTGGCTTTGCCGGTGTTCGCAGTTGCCAGGACAGCGTAGCCGTCACTGGTCAGTGCCAGCACAGTGCCACGAGAAGCCACGATGCCCTTAGGCAGCGTAATGCCAAAGGCTTCTGCAGCAGGGTAGGGCTTAGCGATCAAATTATCAGGGATCACGCTGCCCAGCTTTTTAACGAGAGTGCTCATGGGTTACTTTCCCTCCTTCTTCATAAACTTGGCCACATCGGCCTTGGCCTGTGCGGAAATCGCCTCGGGGCTGTCTTCGCCCGGGTCTTCCTCACCAGCGGGTGCAGCTTCGACGTCCTCGGTTCCGGATGCTGCGTTATCCTTGTCAAGGTCGGCAAGGAAACTGCGACCTTTTCCGGCTGCCTGAACAGCTGCACGATAGGCCAATTCCTGTGCGGTGCAGGTCTGATCTCCGTATTTCGCAGCCTGCACCAGCTCATCGCTGTACAGTCCGGCAATAGCGTCAATTTCCTGCAAACGGGTCTGCTCTATCTGGACGGCATTTGCAGACGCATTGGATCTTGCTTCTGCCTCAAGCTGAGCAGTCAGCTCCGGGTATTCTGCTCGGAGCTCTTCAATAGTGCTTGCCATGACGGTTCTACCTCCTTCTTCATGGCTGCCGGTGGTGTCCGGCTGGTCGTTATTTGCAGCCGAAGCCTTGGCTCCGGGTTCTGCTGTGGGGATTGTGTCCGGCGCAAACAGTCCAGGACACAGGTGCATTTCACGCCCCCGGCAGTAAAGTGTTCTGCCGTCAGCGGATGCGGAAATGTTTAAATCCTCTGCATCTTCAATCAGCTCATCCGCAAAACCTTTTTCTACGGCCTCTCGCCCGGTCATGTAAGTTGTGTCGCTCATCATATGGAGCAATACAGTTTCGGACAGACCAGTTTTTCGCTGATAGATAGATACCTGCATCTTGTCATAAGCATCACTTTGCGTGGCAGCTTCACGAAGTTCGTCAGCGTTGTAGCCGCCGAACAGGAACGCCCATGCCTTATGGACCATAACCAGGCTGGATGGATTCACCTTCACTGTGTCGCAAGCGCACATGATGAGCGATCCTCCGCTCATGGCTACGCCATCCACAATGCAGGTCAATTTTGTGCCATTTCTTGAAAGCTCCCGCAGTCGGTTGTGAATGGTTCCAGACACAACTGCGTCTCCGCCGTAGCTGTTCATGCGGATGGTCACATCTGTGCAGCTTGAAATTTTATCCAGGTCAGCCATGAACTGATCCAGTGTGATAAAATCACCTGCGATTGGGTTTCCGTCCCAGTCGGTGGGACGACTTTCATAAATGTCACCGTACATGATCAGTTCGGCGGACTTCTCATCCTCCGATGCCAGTGCATAGACGGCATTTCTGATGTTAAGTTTCGGCATCTTCATCCTCCTCGTCTTCTTCATCTGTTGACGGAGAAACGTCAGCCGGGACACAGCCGGCAGCCCTCAGAAGTTCATTTTCATGTGCCAACTGTTCCACGTTTGCCTCCCAATCGCCGCCGCTCATTTCTCGTGTCACCTGTTCATGGGTTTTGATCCCGTGAGAAATTAGTATCGCAGCGGCTTCTGCTTCTTTCTTCGGATCCAGCTGTCCTTGGGTGGGGCCAATCCATCGGGCGCCGCACCAGGCGGCACGGATCAAGGGGTCATCCCAAAACCCCGGAGCCTTAATTCTCCCTCTTGCGACAGCCTCGGCGATCCATGCTTCATAGACTGGCTGACAGAAGTCGTCGATGAACCAGGTTCTCTTCATCTTGAAAGCTTCCCAGGCTTCGAGAAGCGCACCACGACTGGATGAATAGGAGCTATTGAATTCTTTCAGCAGGACATCATATGGAAGTTCCAGCCCAGCACCGGTTTGCTTCTGGATTGCCTTGGTGAAGGTCTCAAATCCGGCGGTTGGAATGTTGGGATTGCCGAACTTGATGTCCTCTCCGTCAGCCAGGTGTGTCACCATGCCGGGACCCATCTCATACTCGTTGTCACTGTGCGAAAGGTTTTCTTCCAGCGGATTGGCACCAGGAACCCCTGCAATATCTCCTGCTCCCACCTCGTTCAACGGGTTTTCGCTCTGGTCTGTGCCTGTGGTGATCCACGCAGTGAAATAAGACTGGATCAGAGCGGCCACCAACTCCGACTCTGTGTATCTCCTCAGCTGCAGAAGAGGTTCAATCACAGGTGCTAGGTACGGAACTCCACGGTACTGATCGGGCCGCTCGCTGTTCATGATGTGCAAGACATTAGGGAGGCCGGTGTTTCTCCCCACTGCTTCGATCCTTGCCCACTTTGTCTCTGTTGAGGTTGTCTGGAAGGGATAAGTGTTGCGGATCCAGTACGCAACCACCTTGCCGGTGGCATCGACTTCCACGCCATCATAGATCTTGTTCCCATTTTCGCCGTTCTTGCCCTCTGTAGTACTTCCTAACCCACCGTAAAGATCGGGGGTGCTGATCCGGTCAGCCTCAATGAGGTGCAGGCGCAGGGAATAGGGGTTTAAGGCAGTGGGCTTTTCCCGTTTGAAGAGCACAAACACATCACCGGATTGCAGCTTTGACAGGAGAGCCAGCTGTTGAAGTCCGGCAAAGTTGTTTAGCCCCAGAGAATCACAGTTCTGCGCTTTGGATGCCCAAAGAGCAAATTCGTTCTCGGTTTTGACCTGCCACTCCTTTGCCTGGTCGGCACTCAGACCAAGCACCTCACGGTTAATGCTGGATTTGAGTGTTAGTCCAACGCCGATGATCTTAGTCCGATTGGTGTTGACTGCCGATGTGGCAACTGGCGAGGACATATACAACATTCTGGATCGCTGTCTTAACGTCCGACTGTTGTCGTTAATATCTTCGTTAGGCGATCCGCTGTTGGGAATGAAGCCTTTTAAAGCTCGCCGACTGTGGGATGCACCAGCTTCGCTGTAGCCTTTCGCCTGAACTCGGCCTCGTTTCTTAGCCATCGTTTTCGCCTCCTTGGTTATAAAAATGGGAGGGTATCCGGTGAAAGGAGCAAACTCCGGAAACCCTCCCGTGATATTCACGCTCAGTTGAGCGAAATATCCAATATTGAATTTCTCAAGCAAATCTTGAGAATCACCAGTCTCTCGGAACCACACCAAACACTTTCCTCGGTTTTGCTCCGTTCAACTGAGCAGTCATTGAGTCTACCTCAGCTTCCATCGACTGGATTTCTTCGTATAGATCCGGCAGAGATTGGTAGGTCAGCTGTCGGTCATCCACCATATAGCTCTTCACTCTGCCGCTGACAAGAGCCTCATATGCTTCGTACAGCTTCTCAAGAGATCGCTGGCGGAAGGCCAGCCGCTTTTCTAACACCTTCGTGTTTGCCATTGTTCACACCTCACCAATCGTCATAGAGTTTTCGCACGGGTTGCTTAGTCCTGCTCTGTGCGCTCCGCTGCGGGAGCGGAATGGGTACTGTGGGCTGTTGTCTGCCGCCAGGCGGCTCTTTGCCACGGGCAGCGAGTAGACGCCGCTCCACCTCGTCCAAGTTGACAGGGAGCGCTTTGAAAGCTGCCATCGCATAGTTTCTACAGTCTAAAGCCTCGTTCCGCTCGTGACCTGGGATTTTCTCCCACGCCCACGGCTGTTTTCTGTCCTCGTGGTAAACCAGATGCTCGGAGAGCAGACCATGAAAGAATGCGGCTCCGTAGTCATCTCGCTTGGGGAAATGGCAGTATTTAATTCCTGGTGTCTGCACAGATAGGTTGTCCATAATGATTTGCTTTCCGGCGTCAACGCCAATCTGATACTGCCAACAGTAGCTGATGGCAGTGCTGTCGCTCAATGTAATTTTCTGCTTTTTAGGAGGCGCAGTGAACGGAATGTCCGGCCCGCCTCGTCCTTTGATGCAGAACACTTTCTTCCCACTACGTTCCCGGCATCTCCGCCGAACTTCCATGGTGAAGTGTCCGCCCTCATCCACGAAACTT